TGGCGTGCCAGAGCAAGTGTTCGAGGCGGCAGCTGGATCGATGTCGGGGCACAACGCGGTGACGCTGCTTTTAGGGAATCCGGTGAGGTCTAGTGGGTTTTTCTACGACACGCATACGAGGCTCAGTGATGAGTGGACCACATTCCAAGTGGCATGTACTGACTCGCCACGGGTGTCGGATGAGTATGTCAAAGAGATGGCCATGCGCTACGGCGAGGAAAGCAACGTCTACCGGATCAGGGTGATCGGGGAATTCCCAAAGGGTGATGACGACACAGTGATTGCCATGGATTTGCTGGAAAGTGCGGTGACGCGGGATGTGGCGCCAAGCGACTACGCGCCCATGATCTGGGGCTTGGATGTGGCGCGGTTTGGATCAGACCGGTCAGCGCTATGCAAGCGCCAAGGCAATGCGGTCACTGAGAATATCCGGACATGGAAAAATCTGGACCTAATGCAACTGACTGGGGCGATCGTGGCCGAGTACCAGGCACTGGCGCCAAGTGCGCAGCCAAAAGAAATCTTGGTCGATAGCATCGGCCTTGGGGCTGGGGTGGTGGACCGGCTGCGGGAGCTGGGCCTGCCGGTCAGAGGCATCAATGTCTCGGAGTCACCAGCCATGGGCGGGACCTATAGGAATCTGAAGGCCGAGCTTTGGTACAAAGCGCGTGCCTGGCTCGAAGCTCGGGACTGCAAGATGCCAAAGGATGATGTGCTGATTGCCGAGCTGGCCACAGTTCGCTACAGTTTCACCAGCAACGGCAAGATCGCCATTGAGGGGAAAGACGAGATCAAGAGGCGCGGCCTGCCAAGTCCGGACAAGGCTGATGCCTTTGTGCTGACCTTTGCAAGTGACGCCATTGCAGGGATGTACGGCAGCACGGGGTCGAGCAAGTGGAGCCAGCCACTGCGCAGAAACCTTGTCAGAGTTGCATAATTCACATATCCACAAACAACAGGAGGATGGCCATGAAGGCAATGTCTAAAGCGCAAAAGAAGGTCGGCAAGGTGATGGGTGAATTTGGTGCTGGCAAGTTGCACAGCGGCAAAGGCGGCCCAGTGGTCAAGAATCCCAAGCAGGCCATTGCCATTGCAATGTCTGAGGCCAAGATGCCCATGCGCGGTCAGCGCACAGCAAAGAACAAGGCGAAAAAATAATGGCCACCATGCAGCGCACCATGAGCCAAGTCATGGACAAAGAAGAGGGCGAGGACATGAGCGCAGGCGAGAACTGCCCCATGCCCACGCAAGACATCACGCTAAACCTAAAGAATCGGGCCAAGGCAATTACCAGCGCGGCCTATGGTCCTGAGAATCCCAAGCTGCCCAATGAGGCGTTTTGGCGCAAGAAGGCTGATCAGTGGGATGTCAGCATGGATGACGCAAAGCAGTCTCTATGCGGCAACTGCGCGGCATTCAATGTGTCCGACAAGATCAAGAACTGTATCGCCCAAGGCATTGGCATGGAAGCTGACCCATGGGGAACGATCAAGCTGGCCGACCTTGGCTACTGCGAAATCTTTGACTTCAAGTGCGCGGCCAGCAGAACATGCGATGCATGGGTGGTGGGCGGCCCTAATACGGGTGAGCAAGAGGGTGAAGACTATGAAGAGGGAGAAGACGAATGAAAGGTCTATATGCAAACATTCATGCTAAACGCGAAAGAATCGCTGCTGGCTCGAAAGAAAAGATGAGGAAGCCTGGCGCCAAAGGTGCGCCAAGCGCTTCTGACTTTAAAGCAGCGGCTAAAACCGCCAAGCCAGTGAAGAAAAAATGAAGACCCCAGCTTGGCAGCGCAAAGAGGGCAAAAGCCCCTCCGGTGGTTTAAATGCCAAAGGCCGCGCCAGCGCGAAGGCCGAGGGCATGAACTTGAAGGCGCCAGTTAAGTCTGGCGACAACCCACGGCGTGCATCATTCTTGGCACGCATGGGCAACATGCCTGGTCCTGAGATGAAGGGCGGTGAGCCAACTAGGCTGCTGCTGTCATTGAAGGCATGGGGCGCCAGCAGTAAGGCAGACGCCAAGGCGAAGGCGGCAAATATTTCAGCTAGGAACAAAGCAAAAAAATGATCTGTCCAATTGTCATTACCACTGTCAGGGGCCATGGTCTGGCCGTGTTACTTGAGTCAATCAAGCAATACGCACCAGAGTGTCCGGTTTACTTGCGCGGCCCAGAGTCGGTCATTGAGAACTTTCAAGCTGACTTCAAAATCTATGGCCAGCCCAAAAACTTTGGCGATGACTACAACGAGGTGATCACTGCTGCGCTCAAGGACTGGTCATCATGCATTGTGGCCAGTGACGATGTGGTGCTGACCCCAAGCAGCGTAAATGTGCTGATGGAGGATGTTGATATTGTCAGGACCATGAATAGCTACAAAGCTGGGTGGGTGGCGGCAAGATGCGATGCGGCGCGGCCTTGTCAGAATGTGCGCGTTTCCCAGCCTGGTGAGCGATTGAAATTCTACAAATTTCCGTCTGAGTCCCACATAAAAATGGTCCAAGAAATTAGCCCAATCTTTGCATGGATATCAAGTGATGCATTTGAAGAGGCAAAGTTTCCCCCTCTGAATTGGTACAGCGACGATGTGCATTGTATGGATTTAATCCAAAAAGGCTATGCGCATTTTGTGAGCGCAAGCTATGTCCACCAAATTGGCAGAAATACAATTGGCTTTGATGGCAAGAAGTTGCACGAGGATGCGCTGCCGTGGCTCAGAGAGAATCGACCCGAATATGCGAAGGCATGGTTTGGCTTTTAAAGACTAAAATTCAGGCAATGCGATTTACCTAAAGGCACAGCCATGATTGAAAAAATTACAGAAAACTTATCCACCGACATTGCAGCCACTGAGCCAATGGATGACATGGAACTGCAAGCGATCATCACGCAAGACCTGACCGATGCCATCAGCTATGTGGACAGTGATCTTTCACCCACACGCGCCAAGGGGACTGAGTACTATCGCGGTGATTTATTTGGCAATGAGGTCGAAGGCAACAGCAAGGTGGTGGCTATGGAGGTGCGGGACACTGTCTCGGCCATGCTGCCAAGCCTGATGCGGGTTTTCTTTAATTCTGAGAATGTTGTGGAATTCAGTCCCAGAGGACCCGAGGACATCAAGATGGCCCAGCAGGCCACGGACTACGCCAATTACATTTTCCAAAACGATAACAATGGATTTTTAACGAGCTATGCAATTTTCAAGGATGCATTGGTTCGCAAGTGCGGCATTGCCAAATTCTGGTGGGAAGACGAAGAGCAAGTCCGAATTGAAGAGTACACCGGCCTAGATGACCAGACGCTAGAGATGCTGATGCAAGAGCCTGGTGCAGAGGTCAAGATTGTGGTGTCTTATCCAGACCCAGCGATTGATGAAGCGCAACTGACAACTGTTGACCCCACCACTGGCCAGCCCATGGTGATGCCTGCACCGATGATCCACGATGTGCAGATCAAGCGCATCACAAAGGATGGCCGGATCAGGATCATGGCCGTGCCACCCGAGGAGCTGCTGCTAGACAGACGCGCAAGATCATTTGACGATTCGACCAACATTGCCCACCGGCAGATGGCCACCATGGCTGATTTGTTGGCCATGGGTTATGACCAGGATGAAATTGAAGAGAACATGTCTTCAACCGACTTGGACAGCAATGATGAGTATTTGGCCCGTCAGCCACTGTCCACAACATTCGGCACAAATGACGCTGCCAACCCAATGATGCGCAGAGTGCTTTACATCGAGGCATATTCCCGCGTGGACTTTGATGGCGATGGCATTGCAGAGCTGCGCAAGGTCTGCTGCATGGGTAGTGGCTATAAGGTCGTGCGTAATTTGCCTGCTAGCTACATTCCCTTTGCTGACTTTCCATGTGACCCAGAGCCACACACAAGCCCACTTGAGGCAATGTCGATTTTTGACATCACCCGCGACTTGCAAGAAATCAAGTCAGAAATACTCCGCAACACATTGGACAGCCTGGCCCAGTCGATTCACCCGCGCACAGCGGTGGTCGAAGGCCAAGTCAACATT